TGTTGTCTCTGAGAAATTCGGTCCTAACTCTCGATGGGATTTTACTCTCATCTCTGAGCAGGCTGCCATGTTGGTGGGAGATGAATTCTTCCGTCCGACATGGTCTTCCCTCGCGGACTCTCCTCCCTTAAGAGGAAATGTTCCGTCGCGGTTGGTTGCTGTTCCGAAGACTGCAGAAAAGCCTAGGCTTATCTGCATCGAACCGAGCTTCAACCAGTTCCTTCAACAGTCACTTATGGTGAACTTGAAGAAGGAATTCGAGGACCGACGTCTTGTGTGTGGTTTCACATATCAAGACTTCAACAGAGAGGGCGCTCGTGAAGGTTCGATTACTGGCCGTCTGGCCACCATCGATCTTTCCGACGCCTCCGATCGGGTATCGTTGGCGTTGGTAGAGCACATGTTTGGGTTTAACCCCAACTTTGTGCGCTTCCTTCGTCTCTCGCGTACTCCGTTCGTACAGCTCCCTGATGGCGAAATTATGCTTCCGCGTAAATTCGCATCGATGGGATCAGCTTTGACATTCCCGGTGGAGGCAATGGTCTTCACTGTGCTGGTTGTTACCAGCATCTGTCGAACGCTGAACGACTTCCGTCCCTCCACTATTCGTAGCTGGGGGAAGCGGGGTCGTGGGTTGAGCGTCTACGGGGATGATATTGTTATCCCTGTGGAGCACTCTCAGCCTGCTATCGATCAACTTGAGGCCGCTGGTCTCAAGGTGAACGTCTCAAAGTCCTTCCTACATGGGAAGTTCCGAGAGTCGTGCGGTCTCGATGCTTACGATGGATACGAGGTTTCCCCCGTGTACCTTCGTCAGCGCGAGCCGCTCGAAAGCAACCATGTCACTGAGCTGATTTCTTGGGTCAGCTTTCGGAATCAACTGTTCAATTCACACCTCAGGGACGACCTTTATCGTACCTTGAAGTTCCTCGATTCCTTTCTGAAAGGGCGAGGCGTCACTTATGTTCCCTCTGGGACCATTTGTGTCGGTCTTGAAACAGACGATTCGACACTCCCTGTTACTAGATGGAACTCAGGGCTTCAGCGACTTGAAGTCAAGTCACTGAAGGCCATCCACTCTTATGTGGATGACCCTGCGTCCGATCATGGTAAACTCTTCAAGTCGTTCCATCTGAATAGAGGGGCCCTCGGGCCGCTCTCTCTCATGGAACTCGAGGAAGAGGCGCGTCGCAAGACGCACGGAGTGGCAGCATCGCAAGATGTTGACATGGATGTTCGACCTGTAGCGACAAAACTCTACTACAGGTGGTTGGCCGTGGGGTAAAGGCCCCAC